TTTCAGCTGCCTGTTCCTCACCGGCAAGTGCTGCGTTTACTGTTTTTGCAATTTCCGTTTCAGCAGCAATAAGTGAAGCGTTTGTTTTTATAAATTCATACAGCTCGAGGTGACGCTTTTTGAATTCTTCAGCCAGTTTTTTACGCTGCTTCGGTTCAGGCGTATTAAGAAAATCCTTTATAAAGCTGTTTAAATCTGTATAATCAGAGTTTTTGACAGCGTTTTTACTATCTTCAAACTTAAAGAGTCCATCAGCCAGAGACTTGATACTTTTCTTTTTTATACTGCTCACATTAACGTCTCCTTTCAATGAATAAAAAATAAGGGCTTATTTTGCCCTTTTTTTGCCCTTTGAATTTTATTAGGGTAATTTGACCGCCGAATTCTTTTAAACACATACAAGCGGTGTTAAACACATTTTAAACGCATATTTTTGCGGGCGTGCTTCGCCATTCGGATTTTCTCATTTCAAAATCCGTTCCGGTTATATACACACACGCTCATCAGCACGGGACGAATCAACCGTACTGATGTAATCGTGCTGTTTTTAAATGGTCTTTAAATACTTATTACAGGCAGTGTAATCACATGGCGCTTGCCGTGCAGCGTTATCGCTACATCGGCTCTTCGCTGCCTGAGATCAAGACCTATAATATTATTTGTATATTCTCTGAGCAAGCCTGAGAGTATCATCTTCTCGCCAGTACCTGTTACATAAACCTTAGAAGCTTCAATAATCTTATCACCGTTGTGTAAGAACTTGATGTATAACGATTCATCAGTTGGTAGTGGTTCAGGTTTACCGTGCCCCAGAAAACGCACTACACCGCACACAGATTTGATACGATAGTACGCTTCATCAGTAAGATCACACTCGACAAAAATGTACTGTGTAAATACAAGTTTTTCTCGCCTGTGCCACTGTCCGCCTTTTCGGATTATTGCTTCCGTGATTGGGCACATCGAATTAAAACCTCTTTGTCTCAGCGCTCTTGCCGCATATTTTTCATACCCGGGCTGGATTTGTAATACATATACTTCCATATTTATCACCCGGCTTCCTGCTTGGACTTGAGGAACTTTTTAACCTCTTTATACAGCTCCGGACGTTCTGCAGCCATTGCCTCGAAAATAAGGTTCTTGAACTGATCTGCACCATTTTCAAGAATATCCTTGTTTTTAATGTCAATCTGCTTCTTATATGCTGCAGCTCTGGTAAGAGCAATCGCATTTTTGGAAAGCGTTTCAAAATCAAGTTCCTGAAGCTGTTCTTCAGGCATCTTGTTGATTGCCTCGAGTATCTGATTACTAAGTAACCTTAAAATTCCGTCAGTAATGTCAAGATTCGGATATTTGTCAGTCTCTTCCATAATTGCCCGGAAGTTTTCCTGACTCATACGCAATGCATCCAATGTGCTCATAAGGTTCTTAGCGTAATTACCGACTGCAGCGAGGGAAATGCTTACGCCGTGCGACTTTATATAATCAACAATTTCACGGTAATAAGCTCCTGTCTTTATCATCTCGTCAACAGTCTCTTTTACCGCAGGTTCGAGTTTATCAATTTTTGAATGTTTTCTATGTCCCATAAGCTCACCGCCTACACATCTATGCACTCGTCTGTTTTAACACAAGCAATAATTTTGATACCATCGGCAGAGACTTTCGCCTCGACGTTTTCAAAATCCGAATCTGCGAGAGTGGTTTCCTGCTTCGAATTGATTGTTCTCAGCTTAATATATCCACTTTCAGAAAGATAATTAATACTATCCCTCAGCTCCGACTCGGTGATGGTGGGCTCCAGCGCATATCTCAGTTCAGAGAGCTGCACATATTTTGTTCTGAGCAGGTTGATGCCTTTAAGAACAATGCCGTTATTCTTAAAGAACTTCTTCTGACGGATACGCTCCGTCATTTCTCTTTCTTCCATGGTAGTACCTCCTATCTGTTGTAATAGTTGTCTATTTTACTCTCAAGCCGCGTCATAACACGGATAAAGTCCTCATTTTTAGTCGTGTGTTCTTTTATATAGTCAATGCTGTCGTTAAGCTTCTGCATATTTGCCTTAATTTCGTTAACCTCGGCTTTCGTAGCATATTTTTCCGACAACATAAAGTGATCTTCTCTTAGTTCCTGTATCATAGCTTCATTTTTGTCATTGCGATCAATGGTACGCTTCAGGAAATAGCTGATAATACCGATAGCAATTCCGATGACTGTTGTGATAGCATAATAGATTAATTCCTGTGACATATCTCCACCTCCACAAATAAAAAAATGGTATAATCAATCTTTCGAACTGATTATACCATTATAAATTATATCCTGTATATAGAAACATTTTGCAGAATTTTACTTTATACTCACTCTTCAAAACTTAACTGACCTTCCAAAGGAGCTACTCTCAACTCTCTGCGTTTAGGTGCGACAATATCCCGAATTGTCATTTCAGATATTCCATATTCACGAGCAAGCTCCTTATAATTACTTCCGTCAAATTTTTCGTTAAGCTCCTTATCTCTTGAGTCTTTTAAAACAGATTCTGCTTTCTGAATATACAAGGGAGTTCCACCGTAATATTTGATTAATTGCTTGTATGCCTCAAGTCCGATAATCTCAGCGAGCTCCCTCTGATCATCACGGAGCTGGTCGAGACTGACAAGCTTGTCAATATCCATTACCCGGCACCTGCCTTTTTTGCCGCACGGCGTTCTGCACTACGGACATATCGCTTCAGCTGCTCTATAAGTTTTGTTCCGTCTTCAAAGTTTATCCAACGGAATGGCTGTTTAACCGAAGCAGTAATACCGAGCTCCTTTTGAATTGCACCAACAAGTCGATCTCCGACTGTTGTATGTGTGGGTTGAAGTTCATCAAGACGATATACAAGCCTCCAGGCAAGATTCTGCTGCTGTACGGTCATCATTCCCGGAACCGTGTTGATTTTTGATGATTTATGTTTTAACGGCTTGCTCTGATTGCTGAGTTTCATACGCTGTATAAGCTCACGTTCAACAATCTTTGCCTCTGCCGCTGTAAGATCACTTACAGATGTTTTTTCGGTAACACCATACACAAGCTGATGGAAAGGATCGTCTTTATTGTTGCGTTCGACCAATCCCAGACTTGCAGCGAGTGCATACAACCGTTTAGTCATTCCTGCTGCCATAATTACCTCCATCTTATATAATGCGTTGCCTCATATTCCTTGTTAAGGCGCTTGCGTTCTTCAAGCTGCTTCTTATAATCTGCGTAACCAGGGCACTGTGCGTGACATCCAACTGTACGACATTTACAGTTCATACACGGGGATTTCATTATAATCTACTCCTTTCCTTTAAACGGTAATTCCTTGCTTTATCCCTCGATATATTTATTTGTGCATCTGAAGTGATATCAACGATACGACTTCCGAGACCTTCATCTATAGCAACAAGCTCACTCAATGTGCGCTCGCTGGATATTATTGTTATAAGACTGTTACGTGCTCTGTAATCAATGAGCTCGAAAGCAAGCCTGATATCAGCATCCTTTATGTCAGTTTGCTTAAACAAATCATCAATATACAGGACATCTGTTTTTTTATACGAATCAAGTACTGCAGAGTATTCCTTGTCGTTTACAATAGCTTTCAAAGCCGTTGAATCTTCACGCCACACGAAATATCTTGCAGACATTCCTTTTTTTATGAAACCGCCAACAACAGCAGTACAAATATGTGTTTTCCCGCTTCCGCACTGACCACCAACAAACATACTGCCTTTTCCTTTTTCAAGGAATTGTAACGCTTTCTCCTTAAGCTTTTCCTGCCACTGTTCTGAACACTCAAAGCTGCGGAACGTACACCTGCGCAGTGGTTCTTCCAGTCCACTCTTGTGGATATGATAAAGGGTGTCACGTATCTTATAGCACTTGCATTCAGCAAGCACCTCAGCTCCGTCCTTGATTTTGGCTATATATCCTTTGTTCTTGCAAACGCTACAGTCATACCCGGTAAGATTACCGGGGCGACTGTTATATGCGTTGACTTTCATCTGCAGAAGTTCTTCATATGAACGTTCCGTATTGATTTGGGGCATCATTGTCTGTATCTGTTCCATGAGCTTCCTCCCAGTCACGACGATTTAGCCAAGTCTGAGCTAAAGGTATATACTTGGTATTGATATGCCGCCAGTCCTTAAGTTTTGACTGGCGTTTCAATTCAGCAAGG